AGCCTACGCAAAGGCCGTTGAAGAGCGTGGTGAGGACGGTGGTGTTACTACAGGGGCCGCATACACGACAGCCGTACGTAGTATTAATGACGCTATTTCTCTCGATGCCGCAAAGCATCCTGAAGAGACGATCTGGACGACAGTATGAGCAAGCCTTTAAAGACTGCCACTATTGCCGCACCGGGCTTTTACGGGCTGAATACACAGGAATCTGGTATCACCCTTAATGCTGGGTTCGCACTAGAAGCGACGAATTGTATTATTGACAAGTTTGGTCGTATTGGTAGTCGTAAGGGTTGGACGAAACTTAATTCTAGTGCGTTCACAGGGCAAGTGCGAGCCATTGCAGAATACACGAAGTCTGACGGTACGTTAGAAGTCTTGTATGCCGCTAACAACGCACTATGGCGACTAGAAAGCAATGGTACGTCAACAGAGCTTACCGACGCAGACGCTACAGACATCACCATCACGTCAGATGACTGGCAGATAATTACATACAACAACTACGCCGTGTTTGTCCAGCAGGGGCATACGATGGTGTATTATGACGGCTCCAACGACAATTATAACGAATACAGCAGTGCGCCGGGATCAACAACGCCTAGCTGTGGTGCGGCCTGTTTCAACCGTGTTTGGGTGGCTGATGACTACAAAGTGTATTGGTCAAAGATTTTAGAGCCTCAGAGCTTTTCAGGGGTTGGTACAGGCTTCCTTGACATTCGTGAGATCTTTGGCGAAGACGACACTGTAACGGCTATCACGTCATACAACAATCGCTTAGTTATCTTTGGTAAGCGCAACATTGCATTCTTTGCAGGTGCTGAAGATCCCACTGGATCGACATTCCAGATGGTAGATCACATCAAAGGTATTGGATGCACTGCACGAGATTCAGTACAGAACGCTGGTAGCGAAGTGGTGTTCTTGTCAGCCGACGGTGTACGTACGCTTGGTAGAACGATTCAGGAAGTGAGTAGTCCTATTGGCGACGTGTCTAGGAACGTCCGGGATGAGATTGTTTTGTACGCACAAGGCGAAGTCGCAGATAGAATTAAGGCTGTATTCTCACAGGAAAACGCATTCTATTTGCTTACATTGCCTAGTACGGGCTTCACCTATTGTTTCGACATGCGTGGAGCGTTAGAGGGCGGTGCAAGACGTGTCACTAAATGGACGAGCATTAACCCGACAGCCTATGCTGTTCGTAATAACGAAGATTTATTGGTAGGTCAAGATGGTTATATTGGACGCTACAACGGCTATGCAGACGATACCACCACATATCGGATGTCTTATTATACTAACTACTTTGACTTCGGTGATGCAACAGTTGAAAGCCTTCTGAAGAAAATCCGATTGGCTATCATCGGCTCGACACAGCAAGACTGTGCATTGAAATGGGCCTTTGACTACGACACAGACTATCGTTCATTGTCGTTCACATTATCGGAAGGCATCACGTCTGAATACAATGTCGATGAATACTTCTCTGACGACGACACAGACAACGAAGCAGAGTATTCAACCGGGACGGTGTTGGACAACATTTCATTAAACATTGGTGGGCGTGGTGCTGTAATACAAATCGGTGTGGAAGCTGATATTACTGGCGGAGCGTTATCCTTACAGAAGATGGATATCTTTGCGAAAGACGGGAAGTTAATTTCATGACAAATTATACAAAGACAACAAACTTTACCACCAAGGATACACTGCCTGTTGGTGATGCTCAAAAGAAGGTGAAGGGTAGTGAGTTTGATACAGAGTTCAATGCAATTGCATCGGCTATTCAGACTAAGGCTGACTTAGCTTCTCCTGCACTGACTGGTACGCCTACAGCACCGACAGCATCAGCAGGCACTAACACAACACAGATTGCTACGACAGCGTTTGTTACGGCCAACTCCGTGCCTTCAGGGGCTATTCTGTTATGGTCTGGAAGTACAGGTAGTATTCCGACAGGCTTTGTCATCTGTGACGGTACGAATTCAACGCCTGACCTTCGTAATCGCTTTGTCGTTGGTGCAGGTGACACATATGCCGTAGACGCTACAGGCGGTAGTGCAGACGCTGTTGTGGTGTCGCACACGCACACTGTAACAGACCCCGGACACAACCACACCGTACCAAACTCAGGTAGTCAGAACAACTCGTTTGACTCTGGTACTACGGTTGGTAATGACACACAAGGTACGTCAGGCACAGCCACTACAGGAATTTCTATTGCATCTGCCGGTGAATCTGGTACGAACAAGAACTTGCCTCCGTACTACGCACTCGCATACATCATGAAGACCTAATGATAGAACACAATTTAATTATCCCGGAAGACAACAAAGAACTACGCTTAAATCAGCGTAGTCTTATTGAAGAGTTAAAAGAAGCAATCCAAGCCCAAACCGGATCAACGCATGGTGATAGGGATCAGATTAATGAAGGGTTGCAAGAGTTTATTGTGGGCGGTGCATACACTCGTGTGTTACTTATCCCGGCAAATACAACAATTGTGTCGGAGCTTTGGAAAAGAGAACGGCTATGGATAATTATCTCCGGTGTTGTTGGCGTTAAATCTGAAGAAGGTGACATGTTAATTGAGGCTCCGTATATAGGCAAGGCTCCATACGGCTCTCGTATCGCATTACATGCACAAACTGACGTACTATGGGCGGCTATTACAGGCTTACCAGAAACTGAGAATTTAGAAGAGGTTGAAAGCGTGTTAAAAGCAAAAGACTATAGTGAATTTACATATCCTTGGGATTTATTGGAGAATGACTCATGAGTTGGGTAGCGGCTGGAATGGTCGGGTCGGCTGTTGTCACCAGTTATGGTGCTAACAAGGCCGCAAAGACAGCTAATCAGGGCGTTCAAGCGCAGATTGAGGCGCAACGTGAAGCGTTAGCGGCGGGTCAAGATGCATCAAAGTTCAGGGCGGTTGGGTTTAGATCCCCGTATCTGTCTAATACACAGTTTACAACAGACGATCAAGGCTATCTGACGAACGTCGATTACACCTTGACGCCTGAAATGCAACAACGGGCTACGACGTTCGGTAATCTTGGGACAGGTGTGCTACAGAATATTAGCACAGATCCAATGGCTGTTGCCAGTCAGCGGACTAATCAAACCTTGTCCCTACTCGATCCGGGCCGTCAAATGCAAACAGAACGTATGATGAGTTCTTTAGCCAATAAAGGCTTGACAGGTATCGGCGCAGACATTGGTTATGGTAATTACGTCAACCCAATGATGGCAGGGTTACAATCAACTTTTGCACAGCAAGATTTAAACATTGCCAACCAGTCGTTAAACTTTGCACAGCAAGACATTCTAAATCGTATCAATCTGGCTGGAGGATTGTTCTCCAAAGAATCTGGTGTGTATGACGTTGGTCGTTCTGAGTTTGAATATGCTCGTCAACTTGCTGATACGGAACGTCAGCGTCGATTAGAAGGTGCTGGAATGACAGCACAAGCGGCTACGAACATTGCAGACTATACAAGCCAGATTGCTAATAACAATTCTCAGATGCAGGCGGCGTTATACGGACAAGCTGGGAACATTGTTGGTAAACTTCCGGGCTTGTTAGCCCCTCAACAGCAACAGCAACAGCCTCAAGACACTGGGTTTAGATTCTACAATGCGCCTGCCCCGCAACAGCGAGGCTATGAAGATGCGATGTTAACTCAAAGGTACACATAAGATGGCTATTGATTCACAGATTTTAGGACTCTTCGCTGATCCGAATGTCGTACAAGGTCAGGTAACACAAGAAATCAATCAACAGATGCCTTCTGGATTGACCTTTTTGCCTGCACAGACATTATTCCAAGGCCTTAGCCCGATATCAGCCGCACTAGACCCACGTACTCGTAACGCTCGTATCATTCAGGAAACAGCGCAAGAGACACCGGGAGAGTTCGGTACAGCGGCATACTACGCAGACCTTGCCGACCGCCTCAATCAGAAAGGCATGACACAGGCGGCGATGGCGTTGACGACCAAAGCTAAGGCAATGAAAGACAAGCAGACTGCGGCGGCCACTGCTGAGTTTGGTAAGATTTCGTTTAAAGACTACGGTAGCTACACAGTGCCGTTGGCCTCTATGATTAATCAGTATGCAGAACTCCCGCCAGATAGCCCACAGCGTGAAGTGTTGTTTACACAAATTACAGGGGCTATGCAGAAAGGTCGTGCTGAGATTCAAACGCAGGACGTTGCAGACGTACGTGAAGAAGCACGTGCTAAGACACTTGCAGAAGAACAGACTAAGAGTCGCTTAGGTTTGTTAGCTAAACTTGGTGAAGAAAAACTAAAGCAGAACGAAACAGCTATCTTGTTGTCGAACATCAAGACTCAGCTTGTTGATAAAGCAAAGGCAGGTGAAATCTTCACAGGCCCGACAGCAGACTGGCGAGCCACTGGTGCCGCTTTCATGCGTACGTTGTTTCCGGGTATGGGAGGCGACGAGCTTGGACGTAAGATCGGTAATACGCAGGCGGCGGCACAGACCATTGGTGATGCCTTGCTTGGTATGATTAAGCAACTTGGTACTAACCCATCAAACGCTGACCGTGACTTCATTGCGAAGATGCTACCGTCAATCAACCAGTCGCCAGAGGCTATTGAGACTATTTACCAGTACATGCAGGAAAAAGCCCTGTATGCACAGGAAGAACTATTGGCCCGTGAGCGGCATCTTAATGACCCTAATAACTATGACTTGTCTAATTATACGCCTCCTCAAGCAGAACGTCTAAATGAACTACTGCGTCAGGCTGGTGTGAATACAAGTACAGAGTACACAAGACCTGATCCACGTATTAATAGTATTGGTGTCATTGCTGAAATTCCTGTTGTTAAAGAAGACATGTCAGGGCCACAGATCAATCAGTACAACACATTGATGAATGCAAAAGGCGGTCATGAGTCTGTGTACGAATATTTAAAAAAGCTAGATCAGCAGAACAAATTAACACCAGATCAAACGGCTATTCTGCTGTATATCGATAACATCTTATTCGGAGCAAGGTAATGGTAGAAAGACTTTCGGCTGACAGACTAGCAAAGCTAAGAGGTGATATGGCCGCAGTGACTGGTGCGGCACCTCCGGGGCCTTCACAGCCTATTCCAAGTCAAGGCTTCTTTTCACCTAGTCCAGATTCTATCTATGCACGTGGCGGTAGCCCTATGGAAGCAGTGCAGGCGGCAGGTAAAAACGTACTAAGCAGTGCGGAGTCTGTTGGTCGAGGATACTTGTCTGGCGTTGCTGGTCTGGTTTCTACTCCATACGAGCTTCCCGCATTAGTTGATGCCGGTTACGATTATTTTACAGGTGAAGAACAAGGCGTAACCAACCCGTTTACCGGAGAGCCTCTCGAATTAGGTGGCGGATACAACGAAATGAGTGAATTCTTGTTTGGCAACCTAAACAAACTGCCTGAAGGCCGTCCTTGGTGGGAACGTGGTGGGTACTACGCTGGCGAGGCAGGTGTTGGTGGCACCCAAAAAGCTATCACCACTGCTGTACAGGGTGCTGGTAGTGGGCTGTTGGCAGAAGAAAACACAGCCGCTGGGATTGCGCTTGGTGTAGTACCGACAGGTCGTACTGGAAAGAGAATTAACCCTTTAAAATCTGGGCCAGAGGTAACTAAAGCGGAAAAGCAACCTACATCCGCACAAGAACTAGGCCGTGAGCTTACAGAAGAAACAGGATTGCAAGAAACTCGTGGCATGCAGGAGTATCGGGCGGCTTTAGAGCTTCCAGATGGTAGCCAAGAGCAGTTGAATGCACTTGTTAAGGCTAAAGAGACATTAGCGTTAGAAGAAGTGGGACGTATAAACGTCGAAGCATTAGGCGGTTATAACGCTGTTTCTTGGGCGTGGGCAGATCGTCAGCGTCAAATGGCGTTAGAGGATACTCTACAAAGACTCGCAGAGGCCACAGGACAGGCTGATGCGGCTCAAGTAACCCAAGGAGTTGCACGAGCATTTAACACTTGGGAGAAAGCACGTATTACAGACTTCAAAGCCCGGAACAAAGCAGACTTCGATGCAGTTCCTGACGGGGTGTACTTTGATATGTCTGGTGTAGTGGATCGATTCGATGCCATTGCAGAGAAATATCGTGCAGTTAATCCAGACGCTGATGACTTTACACGTACTCGTGCGATAGACGCTCGGGTTGCTATGGAAAAGTTCATGGATCGTTTGTTCGACAAAGATCGCAACTTACGAGATCTGACAACACAAGAACTACAAGACTTGATGTCAGAGCTTGGTGATGTCGCTTGGAAAGGCACTGGACCGGGATTTGAAGACCTCACACCGGGTGTTGCCAAGGCGATGGCCCGTGAGCTTCTATACGGCTTTAAAGGCGTACTAGACGACGTAAACTTAACAGGACAGCAGAAAGAGGCGGCAGAGGCTTTACAGACAGCGAGATCAAACTTTAACGCTCGATTGGAAGCAATGAATATTGAGTCAAATCGTTCGTTCATTAAGTTTGGGATTAGCAACTTAGATTCTGCAACGCCTGACCAGCTTCTGACACAATTAAAGGCCATCACACAAGACACGTCCACACCCACACGTAAAGGTCAGATTGAAATCATTGCTTCATTGATTAAGAAAGAAGATCCAGAGTTATGGGGACAAGTCAAACAACTCATCTTTGATGATGCATTTGCTGGCCTGCGTGATGCTGATGGCCTAATCGACTTTGAAAAATTACAACGTGCTGTTGGTGACCTACGTAAGAATAAGCTTTTGTTTGGCGATAAAGGAACCGTGAATGAGTTTGATGGTTTTGTCAGACAGCTTCAAGGTGTCTTTGCTCGGTTTGACAAGTCTATTAAGAACTTTGCAGACGTTAGTAATTTCTACAGGTTAGGAAAGGCAAGTGCTGAAGCGGCTGGTGCGATGTTAGGACCTAAAGGACGTTATTTAGGTGAATTGGCTGTTAAGGTGGGACAACTACTGCGTAACGGTAAATTTGATCCTAAGATGGCGGCGTACTTCGCAAACAACCCGGATGCCCGTGTTGCACTTACTAAGTCGTTGAAGGGTGAGTTTAAGGATTTGAAGCCAGCACAGATTAAGGCTTTACAGGGGGCGGCATTGCTCGGTCGAGTCTACCTTACGACAACTATTCCGTCTATATATCTCAGTAGGGACGAAGACGAACAATAAAAAAAGCCCTCCGAAGAGGGCAACTACTGGAGTGTTATTCTCTACTCGAAAACGTCAAATACGTCCCCGATCATAATCTTAATAAAAGGGATGTTGATGACAAAGCCGTCAAAGAAATATACTTGGGCGTCGTTAATATCTTCATCCAGCTTCCATCCTAGCACCGGTTGTGCCTGTACAGTCTCAATAGACAGTCCAAACACATGGTGAAATCTCATTGCTATCATAGTTCTGCCCTGTATAGATGTTTTGCGTTTCCTGTTTGACTTGAAGTTGCTTTCATAATTGCCTCCTGTTCACTCCTTGCTAAATACTTACCGATATATCTTTGCCCGCAATAAACAGTGTACATTACCAACCCCAGTCATCTCCCTCTAGTCCGTGTGCGTTGTAGTCTGTGACTCGCTTCTCAAAGAAATTAGAAATGCTACTACCACCCAGCAACTCCTCCATCCACGGGAGAGGGTTGTCTTTAACCTTCCAGTTCGTCTTGAGGCCAAGTTGCAATAAACGTCTGTCTGCGAGGTAGCGAATGTACTGTTTAACATCTGCCGCTGACAAACCTTCCAAGTCACCCATCTCATACGCAAGATCAATAACTTTGTCTTCCAGCTTGACCGCATTGCGGAACATTTCGTAGATATCTTTCTTAAAATCATCATTCACAACTCGTGGGTGTTCTTCACAGAATGCTCTGAATAGCTTTGCCATACCTTCAGCGTGTTGGCTTTCATCCCGGACAGACCATTCAACAACGGTACACATTCCCGGCATCTTGCCGAATCGTTGATAGTTGAGCAACATAGCGAAGGCACTAAATAAACTCATTCCTTCGTTCAGGACGGATCGTGCGATTGCTAGTGCGGTGCCTGCATGACTATGTATGTCAATATCGGACATGAACTCCAGTTTTTCGGACATTTGTGTATATTCTAAGAAGGCTGTGAATTCTTCTTCAGGTAGTCCAAGAGTATCATTAAGGAGGGCATATGAGCGTTGATGGATGAACTCTCGACCAGCAAAGGATGTAAGCATTGCCCTGATTTCATTGTTCTTAAACTTGGGTATATAATACTCCAAGTAGTTTGTTCCGACTGCCACGTCTGTTTGCGTGAACAACCGCAGAATTTGAGTGATATGGTTTTTTTCTGCTTGCGATAAGACATCAGACTTCCAATGGTTTACATCTGTCTGTAATTCAAGCTCATCCTCGATCCAGTGAATGCGCTCATGCTCTGTAGCATAAGTCACGGCCCAAGGGTACTTGAAGGGCTTGTATGTTGTGTTACTCTCCAGTAGGCTCATTTAACTCTCCAGTTCTGATTGATTTTGGTAGATGACATTCATCAAGTTGTTATTATGATATTGTAACCTTTCTATTTCATGCTGTAAAGCCTGAAAGTGGTCAAAGCAGTCATTTAATATCCGCTTGTTAAACGGGTCGCTGTCTTTAATCAACTTCAGACGTTGCAGTAGATTCGTTGTCTTGTCTTTCATTCCCATCCTCAAACTTGTACTCTTCATTGTCTTTATCTACAGCCATCTCAAGCAACCGCCTCAATCCTACCTCAACTAACAGTCGGGTAGCGTCTGGGCTTGTATCAACAACCAGTGTTGCAGAGCCATCTTCATGTTCAACATAGTCTGTGACTTCAATTGTTCCTGATTTCATGTGTTCTTCTCCTCAAAGTCATACGGGATCACATACCCTGCCGCACGTAGGAAATTATGGAACTCACAGACTGCCTCATCCCATGAGACATCATCACCCAATGTCATGGTCACTTGTTCAACAGTAGGCGGCCCCATCATCGAGTCGAACTCACTGTCCGGTTTCCACGGCTTGTATTCAAACTTAATCATGTGTTCTCTCCTTTGCATAGATATACTATGCATAGATAATTACATTTTATGTAATGTATTACCATTTTTATGCGCTTATAAGTGTACACGAATGCACTATAAAAGCAACATATGTGTACACTATAATGTCCATTGACGCTTAAAAGCAACATATATGGATACTATACTATCCCTGACAACTCACACACACATCATCGTCTTCAAAGTCCTTCAGCGCATTACGGTCTACCTTAGTACCGACCTTCTCAGCCGTAACTCCCGCAGTCGTGCGGAGGTAGTATAGACCTTTAAGCCCTTCCTTCCATGCTTTAAGGTGGACTTGATTAACGATAGCCTTGTCTGTCTTTGCCGGGAAAAATACGTTAACGCTTTGTCCCTGACATATGAACTCTTGCCTTTTGGCGGCATGCTCGACAACCCATCCCTGATCCAACTCAAACGCAGTTTTAAACGTGTCTTTCTCACTTTGGGATAAACACTCCAAGTGCTGTACAGAGCCTTCATTCTCAAGAATGCTTTGCCATACCTTCTTGGTGTTCTGATTATACTCATCTAAGACCTCTTCCAAGTACGTATTGCGGACCGTATGGCTACCAGCCCTAGTACGATGTACATAGCAATTGCTAATACGTGGTTCGATAGAAGCACTACAACCGCATAGAATGGAACTGTTAGCATTAGGAGCAACAGCAAGGAGATGCATATTTCTAACACCAGTACCANNC